TTATTGAGTGGCTGAATCGCCAGTGTTTTGCGCAGCCTCATTAGGGCTGTTTGGGTCAGCCCGACTGCCGTCTCTGGATGTATGTCGGGGATCAGAATCCAGAATCAGCCCCAGCTCATCGGCGCGCTGGTTGTCAGCAGCAATCTCACGGTCCACGTCCTCGGCGTCATAGCCAAAGGCTGAGATGGCTTCCGATCGGCTCATGAGCCCGGCGCGAATAGCCAGCAGCATGGCTTTAAATTCCTTCTCCGGATCGACCCACTGCCAGCCCTGCGGAATCCACTTGGCCGCCAGGTACTCACGCCGCCTGGCATTGCCCCCGCGCGCAAAGCCAGGGGCCTGCAACGCGCCAGAGAGCACCGCCTGCTTCATCCACGCCGCCCACACCGGCCGACACATCTGATGCACCAGCACGCCGTGCTGCACCATCTCGCAGCGCCGGCGAAACTCCAGCATCCCCGCACGAATGCTGGAATAGTTCACTCCAGACAAGTCGCCCGTGAGCTGCTCGTAGGTCACACCAATAGCACTGGCCACCGCCCGAAACTGCGTGCGCAGAAATTCGCCATACGACCCACCGACATCGGCCGGATCCGAGAACTTGATGTCTTCACCGGGCTCCAGAATCTGCATGGTGCCCGGCTCAAGGCCTGCCAGCGCTACGCCGTTGGCGTCAGGCAAGCCTTCGCCCAGCAGGTTGTCCTCCACGCTTTGCCGAGTGACGAAGCCTGCGAACATGGCAGCAGTTTTTTTACGCACCAGTTCAGCGTCGTCGTACTGGTCGAGTTCGTTGAGTTTTACAAGCGCCCTAGACAGCCACGGCTCACCGCGAATCTGCCCCGGGCGCAGCACCCGGTACAGGTGAATGATCTCTTTGGCATCAATGCGCACCGTCTCCAGCCCGCCCAGCCCCGACATCGGCGACAGGCGCCCGTCTTCGGGGTGCGATCGGTACAGGTGATAGGCCACTTTGCGCCCCAGCCCGTCAAACTCGATGCCAGAGCGCACCACCCGGCCGTTGTCCAGGTCAATGTTTAAGTCCAGCGGCAAGTGCTCGGGCTCGAGCAGTTGGATTTGCAGGGGAACTGAGAGTCCATCTTCTTCGCGCCGTGGGCGCAACCGGATCAGACACTCGCCGCCTTCGAGCATGGCGCGGCACGCCAGCGCTTGCAAGCCGTAGAAGTCGGTTTGCCCGGCGGCATCGGCTTCTTCCACCCAATCACGCCACAGGGTTTGCACGGCCGAGCGAAACGACTCATCGGCGGCCAAGCTCTGCGGCTTGATGCCGGTGCCCACAGCGTTGGCCACAAAGGCTTCAATGCCTGACTGCGCCCACGCGTTGCGCCGCACCAGATCACGGCTTTTGGTGCGCAGCTCGGCGTTGGTGGCCAACAGTGCTGCCATAGCGCCGGGGTTGCCCACGCCCCACGCTTGGGCGCGCCGGCCTCGGCCTGCAGCTTCGTGAATCGGTGATGTGCCAGCCTGACCAAAGAGGCTGCGCAGTTTGCCGTACCAAGCCATCAGAAGCCCTTGGCGGTGGTCACGCGAATCTGGCGCGGCGCACCCGGCCACAGCCCCGTGCCCGCGGCTTGCTCAGACAGGCCGCGCTTGACCTCGCGAATGGCCAGTCGCAGCTCATCGATGGATCGGTACTCGACCGTCTTGTCGCCAAAGCTCACGCGTCGCTCCCCTTGGGTGAGGGCGGCTTGCAAAGCTTCGAGTTGGGATTGGGTGAACATAGGAGGTATCCAGTGAACCGTGGGCATCAGCGCCAAACGGTTAGATTCAATTCGGTGGTGTCAGACAAAGTGCCCGCTGCTGTGGTGCAGATCACCTCCACAAACTCAGGCGTCTTGGCCTCAGCGGTAACCCGGGCACTGGCAAACTTCAGGCTGGACTGCTTGCCCGCGTTGCGCGCAAACGCCTGCCAGCAGTAGTGGGCGTCGGCCATAGGGGTTTGGAACGTCACCCGAAACCGACCTCTGTCCAGTCGGGTGACGCTTTGGATGTTGAATCCGCCGCGCAGCACCACCACGGCTTTGGCACCGGTGCCTTGCACGCCAAAGCAGACCCAGGCTTTTGCAAGCCCGGGGTGCTCGGTGCTGACGCGGGTTTTAAGCTCCTGAGCCAGCCGCAGGGCCAGATCGGTGATGTGTTGCGCCAGATTCATGATCGCTGACCTATTTCTGCTGACCTATAGCGGCTTAGGCCACCAACGCCGCTTCAAACGCCGCTACGAAGTCGGCATCGAAGTTGCCAATGTCCAAGGCCGACACGGCGCCGATGTTTTGCCGGGCTTGGGCTTGCTCTGGTGCCGTCAGGGCTTGCACCGCATCAAAGCGCACGCGCTTGTCCACCGCCGCAAGCAAGGCGGTGATGCCCGACTGATCCGACAGGATGGCGGTCTGCAGCTCTTTGAGCGTGTCAAAGGCCGCATCCGCCCCACCGAGCAAGTCCGCCTTTAGCGCGTCGAGCAGCGTGGTGATCTTGGAGGCCGAGAAGGTGGTCGCGGTACCGGCGGCGTTGGCATCATCAATGATGGTGATGCCGGCCAGCGTGGTGATCTGGTTGCGCAGCTCGTTGATCGAACCCACCAGATTGGTCTTGTCGGTGGTGGAGAGATTGGCCAGATTGCCAACTTGGGCATAAATGCTTTTGAACTCGGTGGCCAGGCGTAGAACCAGCGATTCAAGACGGGTTTGCAAACTCATGTGAGGAACTCCAACAGTGAAGAGGACATAAAAAAGGCACCGAAGTGCCAGGGGAAGCAACCAATGCGCAAGTACCGCGGCTTAGCGTCTGAGCCAGCTGCTGCGTATCACGCGTCGATTGAGGGGTGCGGCACGCGACGCAGCGGTTGGCTTCGCATCGGTGCCGGTATGGGTTTCAATCATGGGTTCAGGCAGGACAGCCGTTACCTCGGGGGTCTGCGGGTTCAGCCCCAGTTGTTTCTCGAGTTCGCGCCAGTGGCGCTCCTCAAAGCGGTCAAGACCGACACTCGATGCAGCAGCCCGGGCGTACACGTAGCAGTCCAGGGCTTCGTTGCGCTCGCGCATCTTTTGCCACTCCCGGTGGGCAAAACCATTTCGGTCGTGGCGGGTGATCAAACTCTCGGCGCACAACTGCTGCACATATTCGGCGTCCACCTTGGGCAGGTGGACAAATCCGGCCGGGTAAAGCGGCGTGCTGCCGTCAGAGCCCACATCAGCCGCTTTGCGCAGGTTGTTGTAAAGCTCCATCTTGGCCATGCCCACCGCCACCGAGTACAGCTTGATGCCTCGGCGCAGCTTCTTTCCACCCTGGGTCACATCGACCGCCGTGGGCGTGCCAATCAACGCTGCGCCGCCCATCGCACCACTGCGCACCCCTTTGACGGGCATCAGACGCGGGTCATGGCAGCTACGGGCGAACGCATAGGTCTCCTGGGTGGCAAAGCCGGTATCCAGCGCCAGCCGGGTTAAAGGCATCAACACGCCACTGGCGTGCGTCCAGCGCTCGGCCAGTAACTCTGACAAGCGTTTCCAAACGGCGTCGCGGGCGGTGTCACCCATCAGCACACGGTGTTCCACCAGCCAGGACTCCTTGCCCCGACCAAA